CTGGCGAAGGGTATTCAAAACTGCGTTTACCACTATATAAAAATCTGCTGAATGTTTCATAGTTGTATGTTTTAATGAATTGATGATTTAATGAATGTATGAATGAATAATTAGATTTGCCAGCGGTTTTCGAGGTAGTCCCAGATGGCTTTTGCATCGAGGTCGGTCAGTGACTGCCAGTTGCGGGCGGCATCCTGTTCGCGCTCAAAGTCGGCACGGTCATTCGCCAGGCACTTGTGATAGGCTTCGAGGTCTTCGGGATCTGCATCGTCGCCAGGCTCATCGTCGGCCCATGAGCTAAACAGGTTCTCCCTCTCATCGAAACTGGTAACGTCTGTACCCAGCGTTACTAACGACAGAGCTGCATCATGCAACAGTCGGGCGTAGTCTTCTTCTGTCTCAAAAGAGCACTCAGTATTGACTGCATCAGATAGCACGAAGTGGCCACGTTCTAACGCTACGGTCATGGTGTCGCCCTGAACGGTGACTTCCAGTTGGTTGTTGAAATTGTCGATTGTTACTTTCATATTCTTTGTTTATTTGTGAGGGCTGACCCTCGGTGAAACATATTATTTATTGTTTTACGCTGCAAAGATACGAATATATTTTGATACTACCAAATATTTTTCGAGAAAAATTTGATTTTTAGCGAAAATTTTTTGTTTTAGGGGAAATTCCCCGCTATTTTCCGCTATTTTCCGCTACGGTCGCTATGACATAGCGACATACGGAACAGGCCCAGCCGAGAACGGCTGGGAGTGGTGGCTACTGGGCAGGATGTGTGGCAGCCCAGTAGTCGGCAGCTGCTTGGAGGCAGTCGCGGAGAATGGCGGCTACCTGCTGGTAGTTCTGGCGGGTGATAGAGATAGTGGGGTGCTCATCGGTGCCACCACCGGCTTGAATAGCCACGAAGTCGGTGCGGCCATCAACGGTGGCCACTCCCCCACCCCGCTTTTTAAGCGCTTCGAGAATGAGGGAGCGCTGAGAGTCGGGTGTGGGGATAATCTGGACGTTCATCCAGGGGTATTCGTTGGCGGTGAGTAGCGGGTACTGGTGGCCGTGGTTGCCGGTGGCGGTGGAAAGGGTGAATGTGTAGGGATAGTGTGACATGAATTTATGAATTGATGAAATTATGAATGAATGAATTTATGCAGCTTTTCGTGAAACTGAGAGGCGTTTCGGGTTGACGAAGTTCTGACCGTCCCAGGTGACAGAATAGAGGGAATGATATTCGTTGATATCGTGATCTGAATTTTTATGGTGCAAGAAATAATGCACGGCGGTGGCATCGTCTGGGCGGTCGAAATACCACTTGCGTCTGCGTCCGTCCCAGTCGGTGATGTTCATATAGTACCACCGGCTGTTGGTAATCTTAGGCAGATGATAGGGCAGCCATTCAGCCAGCGTGTTCCAGACGCGCTCAAAAATCTTAGGACCACAAGAGACCTCAGAAGAGCATGAGCCAGGATAGAGGGCAGATTGGTGGCGGCGATAGTCCTGCCACCACTTATAGGTTTGCTTACACGTCCAGCCATTCAGAGTGAGACCGCGCATAGCAACAGAGGCGATAGTCTGGGTGTCATAGTGACCCAACTTGATATGAGGTGAATGCAGCATAGGCAGAGTGCCCTCATTCTCGTTAGCATAACGATTTATCATGCGCTGTTCTTCGACCATATATGGTCTGATAACTCCAAAATTAAATTTAGCCATAATTGTTTAGTGTTTTTTAGTGAAACGGTGAATTGATGAATTTATGAATTGATGAAATTATGATTTACGGACACTGGCCAAACCACGACCAACAGGGAGCATGGAATGCCATAGGTTGTGGAACCGCTGAAGAGCTGCTTCACGTTTTGGCGAAAGATATGGGAGGTTGAGCGCCTTCTGGTACTGCGTGATGAATGGAAGATCGTGATCAGCGTCTTCGCCCAGTTGCAACAGTTTGTCGAGACGATACCAGCGGCTTCCCCACTGGCGCACATACCAACAACCATTGAAGAAAAGATACTGCCAGGACTCGCAAGGGGTAGGCATGGCACACTGGATGGGAGTGTTACCACCTTCATAACCATTCTCATCTAAAGAGTCGCGACGCGGTTGGCAATAGATGATTTTAGAATTTGCGACCTGCTCGGTAGTACCGCCGGCCACGAGATTCAGTGCCTGCTCATAGGAATTGTAATGCAGCAACAGTTCGGCACCAGTGCCAGTCGGATAGTTATCGCATTGGCAATAGATAGCGAGGTAATCAGATGTGATATTTTCGGTAGTCTTCCAGATATCTTCAGTAAGAGGGTCGAAGCCGTCACCATTCCATTTTTGATCATCCAGAATGCGGATGTCAGGAGACAGCATAGAGCGGTCGAAACTGAGGCTTTTTCCTTTAGCACTCTCACGAACTTGAACGATGATATAACCACGGGTACTCATAATTGTTTTCTGTTTTTAATGAAACGATGAATTGATGAAATCATGCAGCAAAATTGAATGTGAGTTGCACGGCATGATCGGAAGAGGTCTGACGGCGAGAGCGTGAATGGTGGGAGCGGTGCCAGGCAGCACGACGGGCTGCAGCCTGACGTGCAAGCTGCTCTTGCTGCTGGATGTAGGACTGCTCATCGGCAGAGAGGGCTGGAGCCTGAAAGGTGTCGAGAGCCTTCAGGAACTCACGTTGTGAAACCTCAGAGTCGTTAATACGATACTCGGTGTTAGTGTAAGAGTGATGGCGATGGCGGACGCGGCCAGTGCGATAGGTGAAAGCACCCAGGCGGTACTCACGATAGAACCATACATCGCGCCACCATGTAAGGCCCCATGAGCGAGACCATGCGCGGGAGGCATTGTCGCTGTTGTCGAAGGTGTGACCTCGGCGGGCGGCTTCATTCTTAAATTCTTGAAGTGTCATAAGCGAAAAATGTTTTTTGTGAGGAATGACCTCGGTTAAACTTTTATTTGTCGGTGCAAAGATACGAATATAATTTGATATTACCAAATATTTTTCGATAAAATTTTGATTTTAGGTGAATTTTTTTGTTTTGGCGATAAAATCTCCGACAATAAACGAAACAGAGCACCCCACTGGAGGAACCAGTGGGGGCGGGTAGGGATTAGGCGGTTTTTTGTTTTTCGACTTCTTAGGTGTGACCTTTGGGAGGTCCCAGCCTTTTGTCTTGGACTTCTGGACGGCGACCTCGTAATTGAAACGTGCCCACACGTCTTCGTCCAGAAACTCAAAGTGCATGGTGCCCTTCTTATAGCCACGGCAGCGGAAGAAGCCCCACTCGAACCACTGTCCCCACTGTTGACCACGGCCTACCTGAGTTAGGCGGCCTATCTCGTCGTAATTGCGTCCAGTGAGATAGCACAGTGCCTTGCAGACATCCTCCATGCGGTCGGTACGACCACCACAGGGGAAGTCAACGGTTGGGCGGGTGGAGCCATAGAAATAGCCCTCTGTGATATAGTCAACGATGAAACGGCGATTGACCATATAGTTAGCGTTGGTCTTCCATTTCTCGCCAGCGGTGGAGTTCTCGGCAGAAAGTGAGCAAATGAGGTCGAAGGCTTCTTCCAGGGCGGTAAGCATTCTCTGTCCGTTAGTCTGGATGACCATATCGATGACGCGATAGATGTTTTTCATGGTGAATGGTGCGCACTTCTGGGACTCGATGAAGCGGTTGATCTGCTCACGAAGTTCACGGGTGGCATACTTCTCCATGTTGAGTTTCTGAAAGATGATGTGCCAGTAGTGCTTCTGCAGTTCTCGCTTATAGCGCTGGTGGGTGATGGCGGTGGGGTGTTCGCCCTTGGTCTGAGCGCCAAAGGTGATGGGGAGTCCGCCATAGGACTGACGCTCCTGGCGTGTCTCGCCGGTCTTGGGGTCGGTGACAGTCTGGAAGTCGTAGAAGTCGGCCACCTCATTGATGCGCTTAGACATATCCATAACCTCGTCGAACATGCGAACAGCTGAGACGTAGCGGTTCACAATATCGCGCACAAAATTGTATTGCATGAGTCCTTCCTGAGTGCCAGCAGTGTCGGAGTCGTACTGCTCGAAGATATAACCGTCAAACTCACTGGCACCGGCACCCTCCTTGTATAGCTTGATAAGTTCGATATTGACATCTGTCTGACGGTCGGCAGTGTGGAAGACGTTACCCAGCGACTCGCGCTGTCCGTAGAGGTCGATAGTCTCGGCGAGGCGCTGTTTGGTCTTATTACAATAGCAAGAGTCGAAGTTGCTGCTATTACAGAGGGCCACGATGGTACAGCCAGCGGGGGCAATATCGAAGGCATGAAGGATGTGCTCGGCACCATGAGAGAAGGGCGGGTTCATTACGATGTAGTTACAGTGGCTGACCTGCTCGGATGTGACTGTCAGGAAGTCTTCAGCCAGGATGTCGCACTTGCCGCGTAGGATGCGGAGTAGGGTAGGGTCATTCTCGCAGGCAATGACCTCCTTGGCTCCATTCTCTTTTAGCCAGTCAACGATATTGCCAGAACCGGCAGAGGGTTCGAGAATGGTTTTGCCTACTATATCTTCGCCCATCATCATCTGGGCAATAACTTCTTTGGGAGTGGGGTAGAAATCGGAGTTATAAGAAAACATATTCATAGTTGTGGCGGGTTTAATTTAAATCTGTGAAATACTCAGTCCAACTGTCATGGCATGAGGGGTTGTTTTGTGGGTCATAAGGCCAGGCGTGTGCCTTATTTCCAAAATTGTTGGTAATATGTCCGCAAGTGTATTTAAAATTGGGGTTTTCTGGGAAATAAGGTGATGTCATTTCACACTTATAAATTTTCCCTTTGGTGTAGTAAATAGTTTTGTTATTATTTTTATCTACTACGGATTTCTTACACAAATAGCTGTGTCCTGCTGTAATTCTTGGTTCCATAATTATGCTGCTGTATGAAAAGTAAAACCTTTGTTTTCGTCGTAGGCAATAGAAATGCCCATGCGCTCCAGTTCTTTGAATGATGATTTGAATTTTTCGACTGCCAAGTCTTGCTGGTGGGTAAGTTCGTGCTCAATACCTCGTGAGGCATCGATGATGTCGCGAAGTTCTGCAAGCCAGAGTTCTAAGTCTTCGACATGTTCTGCCTGATTATCGAACGGTACACCACGACCGGCCACACCGTCAGGCCACCAGATAGCAACCTCTTCGTTGACATCAAAGCTGTTGACATACTCTTCGAGAGCGTCAGCACTGATTTCTTCCAGATTGATATACATATCGCCACCGGCGTTCGTGCTCATATTCAATTCAACACTGAGGGGCTTATCGTCCCATGCTGGACCGTCCCATGTAAGGTCATGCTCTTCCCAGAGGTCGAGAAGTTGCTGCTTATCTTTTGGCAATGAGTTGTACCATGCCATGCTATTATCTTTTGCCATAGTTGTATGCTTTAATGAATTGATGAATGTATGAATTGATGAAAGAGTGAGAGAGTGCCCCACCGAAATCGGCGGGGCGTAGTGGTTCAGGCAGCAACAGCCATAACAGCGGCTTTCATCTGCCAGCGTGGGCACTCGGCAGGGCCATAGATAGCCTCGCCATTAGAGAAGACACCACCACACAGCAGCTCGTGCTCACAGAACTCGCTGAAAGCATCCTCGGCCTGGTCGGTGAGGGTAGCCAGTTCCTTGTATATGCGAGTGATGATTTTTGCAGCATGGATTTTGCTGAGACCTTGGTTGCCGGTCCAGTTGTCGGTGATGCACTCGGCAGCAGTGACAGCATCGGAGCCGGTCAGATCATACTCGGAGTTGTACCACTCATCGGGGAGGTGAACCTCCAGGGATGCACGATAGTCGAAGTTGGCACCCTCGTAATAGGCAGAAGTGGCACCAGCATCGACAATAATGGTAAAGTCGATACCACACATGGTGAAGTAGTGGCGGATGCGTGAAAAATAGTGGGTGGGGTAGCTGCGGTCACGGTCGGACTCGTCGATATCTTTCCAACCCTTAGCAGACAGTTCGCTCTTGACGTTGGCAATGGCATCGTCGTAGTCGCACTGTGTGAGGATTTCGTCATACTGTCCCAGCAGCTCCTGGGGATAGTCGTTAGCATCGATAGTGTCTTGATCGATGTACTTGTTCATGCCAAATGCGTAGATACGGCTGGCGGTAGGGATTGCGAAATTAGGTGCGCTCATAATTTAATACTTTTTTGTGAGCCTCGTGGCTCGGTTAAACTTTTATTTGACGCTGCAAAGATACGAATATATTTTGATACTACCAAATGTTTTTGCAGAAAAATTAAAATAAAATCGAAATTTGTTGGTTTACGAGGGTTATGCGACGGGTCGCAGTGAGATTTTCATAGTGCCTCGTGCAGGATGACCAGAGGCGAGAACTTCATAGCGGCGACGATTGAAGGTGATGTACTGATAACCGGCATTATCATAGTAGCGATCGCCATGAGTGTGACAGACACGCTCGCTGGTGCCATCGGTTACAAGGAGAGAGCCATAGGGCATGATATGATTATTACCAAATGTGGGAAAAGTCCAGGAAAGAACTTGTTTGATTTTTACGTCCATAATGCGTGATGTTTTGTGAGGGTGTGCCCTCGGTTAATGAAATGATGAAATGATGAAATGATGAAAACGGGGGTTTTTGAGAGTGGCTATAATGACCAGATATTTTCAAGGGTGTCGGTGAGACGCTGGCGCAGATGATCGACGCGCTGCTGACAGCCCTGCAGGTTCTTCATGGCACCACGTAGATCCATGACTGTTTCCTGATTGGCTTCTGCTGCCAGATAATAGCGATACTTAGAGACTGCCCGCTGCTGGGCTTCCAGTTCACACTCAGCTTCAAAAAGTTGCTCGTTAAGCTGTTTAACGGTGGCGATGGCATTCTGCGAAATTGTAACCATGATTTTGTAGAATTTTAAAATTTTCTGATTTTGGAAATGCTCTATATTTAGGGTAGGGAGGAAAGCCGCTATATTATGCGGCCTTCCTGAAAGGGTCTGGATCGTCAGGGCTGACAGCCTCGCGGACTGCTCGCGCCTGGTTCTCTGTCTGTGTGCGCTCGATGAGGTCGAAGAGCTGGGCGCGGGCGTAGTCGGTGGCACCCTGGAGGGTGTCGGGGTCGGTGCCGGTCTTGATCTTGTCGGAGAGCGTCCAGAAGATGACACCCAGCGCGTCGAACTGTTCGCGGCTGTCAGGGGTAAGACTGCCCAAACATGCGCACACCTCAGAGAGACGGGCGGCGGTGTTCTGGGTGCCATCGGTGGCCTGCTGCTTCCATCGTTCGAGGGTAGCGGCTGGGATGGTCACGCCCTCCCATCGTTTCGCCTCCTTGATGATGTCGGCAAAGGTGCGGAAGAGGTCGGCCACTGCCTCCAGTAGTGGGGAAACGCTGGCGGGCTGCTGTGCGTCCTCGCTGACAGTCTCGGAGCCGGTGGGCTTGGTGTCGGTCTGCTCGGTGGCTGCTGTGTCCTCTGTGGCGTTTTCTGTGATGTTCTGGGCATCCTCTAACGTGTCAGCCTCTGGGGTGGTCTGCTCCTCAGATCGAAGAGCAAACCAGGCGCGAACCTTGGCCACGTCGTTGGGGTCGGTAGCCTCCCAGCGCTTCGCCTCCTTGTTCCAGTGGCAGCCGTGGGCCTTGATGTGCTTTTTGTTAAAATACGTCGTTTTCCAGTCCTCAGAAACAACGGCCACACCCTCGGCGGTGTCGATGAGCTGCAAGCCCTCGGCGGGGGCATCTGCTACGACTGTTTGCGGGGCGCTGACGGCCTCGGAGTCGCTGGGCTGGGTGTTGGTCGGCTGCTTAGTCTCGGCGCTGTCCTGGGGCTTCTGTGCGGTCTGTTTTGCCTCCCACTGGCGGCGCTGGCGCTCGATGTCTGCAAGGTCGGCACGAAGGGCGGCGGCTGTCTCTGGTGTTATGCCTGTTATTTCTACGTCGGCATAAGTGGAAGAACTGCCAGAGCTGCTGAGAGTGTAACCAGCGGCGGCGAACTTTTCAGCGCGGGCCTTCTGCACCTTATAACCGCCATTATTTACACCCCAATAACTTACGGACTCGATATTACCTTCTGCGTCGGTGTACTCGTGTTTTTTTCCATAGGCTACGGCCTCGCCACGTTCCAGGGCTTCGAGAAGTTCAGACAAAGAAAGCGGGGTATTTTGGCGGGTTTTGCTGTCATGCTTCCAGAATGCGGCACCATGACCGCCTACGAGCTTAAAGAGTGCGCGAAGTGTGGCACCATAACGGGGGGCGAACTCTGCGGGCTTCTCGGCCTTCTTCTCGTCATCCGTTTTAAATGTAATGAAGTCTGCCAGGGCGTTGATCCAACCGGCTAAGGTCTTGCGGCTGTCCATATAGTCGCGGAAGTTGTGGCGGCTTGTGCGCTGTGCGCTCTTCTGTTCTGCTGTCACGCTGTCAAAGTCAGCGCCAAAGATACGGAAAAATTCTCTGATTTTTTCCTCGTCTATAAAGACGGCGATATCTTCCCAGCTGTTGCAGTCGTAACGCTTGCGGGCCTCTGGGTCTGTAAAG